CGACACCCGATGAAAGACGAGAAGAGTAGGTATATTTTACATTGGATTGGTCAATTATCTAAAATTCGACCAGAATTAGGTAATTTTGCAATATGCCCCTATGCATCAAAGGCAAATTTTGTAATTATTGACGAAAAATTAAGTCAAATTATGCCAAATGATGAATTTAATGTTGTGATATATGTGGTTGAAGATGATATTGAAGCAAATTTCTTGTATGATGCAGTTGATGACTATAATCGTAACTATCCTGACTATAAATTTATTGCAGATCATGGAAAAACAAAGACTTATATACAAGGAATACAGACAAGTAACGGAAAATACAATCTTGTACTCTGTCAACCTCGTCAGGAATTGACAGAAGCAAGAAAAAAACTCGCAAAAACAACTTATTATGATTATTGGGACAAAAATTACCTTGAAGAAGTGTTAGAAGATGATTATGAGGTCGTTGAAATTCAAATTTCACCTGAATTAGAATGAAAAATCAAGAAATGGGCAAACATTTACTTCTTGAAGTGTATGATGCAGAGTTTGATGCTCTGAATGATTACATTTTTCTTAAAGATTTGCTATTTAACGGTATTATAAAGTCAAAAAGCAAAATATTGAACACTTTTATTCATAAATTTGAACCATATGGATGTACTATCGTCTTTGCACTCATAGAAAGTCACGTTTCTCTTCATACGTGGCCAGAAAAAGGTTGCTTATCTGCTGATTTTTACACTTGTGGGGATAAAGATCCAAAAATAATCGCAAATTGTCTAATTAAAGGATTAAAATCAAAAAAACATCGAATCAGATTATTAAATCGTTGACTATTAGGTATAAATAAATCTAAAAGTACCACTTAATGGCGATACAACGCAAATCAAGAGCATTTAAGGATATAAGTTTGTCTTTTTCACCTCATCCAGTGACAAGAGACTTGCCTGTATTGGTAAATGAACGTGCGATTGTCCGATCAGTGAGAAATTTAGTTGAAACAATACCAACAGAGAGGTTTTTTAATCCCTTACTTGGTACGGACATACGTGATTCTTTATTTGAAAATTATTCTCGTACTACAGTTACAATAATTGAAGATCAAATTAGAGAGACAGTTCGTAATTTTGAACCTAGAGTGGATGAATTAGGTATTGAAGTGGTTGGAAGACCAGATGACAACTCTTTAGATGTCAAAGTACTTTTTACTATAAAGGGGTTAGACATACCTCAACAATTTTTTAGTTTTATATTAGAACCAACGAGATAATATGCCTTTTACTCAATTTACTAGTTTAGACTTTGACGATATCAAAGTACAGATTAAAAATTTTCTTCGATCAAACTCAAACTTCACTGATTTTGATTTTGAGGGTTCTAACTTTTCAGTTTTAATTGATACTTTAGCATACAACACTTATATTAATGCCTTTAATGCAAACTTAGTGGCAAATGAAGCATTTCTCGATTCTGCAATTGTAAGAGAGAATGTTGTATCATTAGCACGTAATATAGGATATGTTCCTCGAAGTCGAAAAGCTGCTGTTGCGACAATTAAACTTGATGATGTGGATTTAGGAACGACAAACAATAATACAACAAAATTTTTAACACTTCGTGCTGGTCTTGTATGCATTGGATCAGTTGAAAACACAACTTTTAGATTTTCTCTACCTGAAGATGTAACATCATCAAGAATAATTGATATTGGTGGTAATTCATTTGCACAATTTGATGATGATATATCAATATTTGAAGGCACTTACTTAACAAGGACTTATAGTGTTGATACATCTATAGATCAAAGATATATTATTGACAGTCCAAACATTGATACTTCAACACTTCGAGTATATGTTGGTGCTCAAGGTGAAACAAGTTTTGGTCGAAAATATTCACAAGTGGATAATATTCTTAATTTATCAAAAACATCAGAGATCTATCTTGGTCAGGAAGTTCAAGATGAAAAGTTTGAAATATTATTTGGAGATGGTTTATTTGGTAAAGCATTAGAAAACGGTCAACGTATTATCGCAACTTACATTGTAACTGATGGAAAAGATGGAAATGGTCCAAATGATTTTAGTTTCCAAGGTACTTTTTCAAAAGATGATGGTTCATTCTTTACACCTTCAGATACTGTATCAATAACTACCGTCTCTAACGCCACTGACGGAGCAGATGTTGAAAATGTGTCTTCTATTAAGTATTTTGCTCCAAGACTTTACTCAGCACAATACAGAGCAGTTACACCAAGAGATTATGAAGCAATAATTGGTAATATTTTCCCACGAACTGAGTCAGTATCAGTTGTAGGTGGTGAGGAATTAGATCCACCACAATTTGGTAAAGTACAGATAAGTATAAAACCAAAAAACGGAACTTTTGTATCAGATTTTGATAAAACAATAATAAAAAATAAATTGAAGAATTTTGCAGTTGCAGGTATTGATAATGAGATTGTTGATTTAAAAATTCTTTATATTGAGATTGATTCTAACGTATACTATAATCCAGCACAAATTGCATCAGCACTTGATTTAAAATCAAATATTTTAAGTGCTTTAAATTTATATTCAAATAATGTTGAGATTAATAAATTTGGAGGTCGTTTTAAATATAGTAAATTAAGTCAATTAATTGATCGTGTTAATGATGGGATTACCTCAAATATAACAAGAGTTAAAATTAGAAGAGATTTAAAAGCATTATTGAATCAATTTGCTCAATACGAGTTATGTTTTGGTAATCGTTTCCATATTAATCCAGCAGGATACAATATAAAAAGCACTGGTTTTACTTTATCTGGAACAACTGGAACTGTTTTCCTTACAGATGTGCCAAATAAAGATGTTTCAGGAAATTTAGATGGAAGTAATAAAGGAACAATCTCTGTTGTAACACGAAATGAAAAAGATCAGCAAATTGTAGTCATAAAAGAGGCAGGTGGTGTTGATTATCTAAAAGGTGAAATACTATTAAATACCATCAATATTTCATCAACCCAAGCAGAAAATAATTTAATTGAGGTTCAAGCGTTTCCTGAATCAAATGATGTGGTTGGTTTGAAGGATTTATTTGTCAAATTTGACGTTTCAAATAGTTCGATAAATATGTTGAAAGACGTAATTGCATCAGGAGAAGATGTTTCAGGTGTTGTATTTACTAGAGACTACTATACCTCAAGTTACTCAAATGGAGTTTTAGAGAGGAAATAATTTATGTCACAAATTGACAAAAGAATTAAAGTCAATACTATTATTGAAAATCAATTACCAACGTTTTTGTTGAGTGATTTTCCAAATGCTGTAGAATTTTTCAAACAGTATTATATTTCTCAAGAATTTCAAGGTGGTGTAAGTGATTTAATTAATAATTTCAATCAATATCAAAAAGTCGATAATTTAGTACCCGAAGTCATAGTTGGATTAACAAGCATCACTGCGGATGTTTCAACAACTGACACTATTATTAATGTTCCGAGCACAAAAGGATTTCCTAGTGAATATGGATTAATAAAAATAAATGATGAGATTATATCATACACTGGGATAACAACTAATAGTTTTACAGGTTGTATCCGTGGATTTAGTGGAGTCACTGGTTATAATGTTGGTGTTTCATCGTCACTATTAGATGTTAATAAAGAAAAATTAACTTTTGAAGATACAAATGCTTCGAGTCATACTTCTGGAACTGAGGTTAAAAATTTATCAGTTTTATTTTTACAAGAATTTTATAAAAAATTAAAAAGAACATTTTTACCAGGATTTGAAGATATTACATTAGCAACTGAGTTAGATGTTGGTAATTTTGTTAAATTTGCACGGTCTTTTTATCAGTCAAAGGGAACAGAGGAGTCGATAACAGTATTATTCAAAGTTTTATTTGGTGTTGAATCTAAAATTCTAGATCTTGAATCAAATTTAATAAAACCATCAAAGGCAGAATTTAATAGAAGAGAGATAATAGTTGCTGATCTAATTACTGAAACAGGTGATCCATCTAAGTTAGTTGGTCAAACAATATTTAAATCAAATGATTTAAATACAAATGCATCGGTCTCTGAGGTTGAAATATTTACTAGAGGGGGTAAATCATATTATAAACTATCATTATTTGTAGGTTATAGTGATAGTGATTTAATTCAGGGAGTATTTAATGTTTCAGGTAAAACTAAAGTAATAAATCCAGTATCAATAGGGTCATCAATTATCTCAGTAGATTCTACAATTGGGTTTGGAGCAACTGGAACAGTTATAAGTGGGTCAAATACAATTGATTATACATCTAAATCAGTTAATCAATTCTTTGGTTGTACTGGTGTAGTATCAAATATATCAACTGCTGATGATATTAGAATTAATGAAAATATATTTGGTTATGAGGATGGAGACTTAAATAAAAAAATTGAATTGAGAATAACTGGAGTATTATCTGATTTTAAACCCGTAGATAATATTAACTTAGTTAATGAAGGAGAAAATGTATATGTCAAAAATGTAGGTGAAAAAATAAACAATAACTCTGAAAGTTATAAAGAAATCTTTGCAAATGTTTGGCAATATAATACCAGTTCAAGATTTCAAGTAGAGATTGTTGGTGGTACTTTTAAATTAAAAACTAAAATTGATAAAGCATCATTAAGAGTTGGTGATAAATTTGATATATTAAGAAGAAATGAGCAGACTATTGATGGTTCAGGTACAGTACAAAGTGTTGATACTAAATTAAATCAAATAACTGTAACAGATTTAAGTTTTACTCCACAAGCAGGAGAGGAATATGACATAAGGAGAGTAATATTAAAAGCAAAAAGCACTAAAACTGCAATAGAAGAGGGAAATGATAATATTATAAGTGATGTTCTTAATGTATATACAGATGGAGAAGTTGATGGTTACGTTGCATCTAATTCATTACCTAGTTATAGTATTGATTTAGAAAAAGTTGTGGAAAGCACTGAGTTGAATCAAAACTCTCTACTTGGTGTTAATGAATCAGATTCAAATAAATTTAATTTTATAAAATTTAATCCACCAGTTGGTGAGGATATTAAGTTTTTGGAGGGTGATGCAGTAGTATATAATGTTCAAAAAGATGTTAATTCAGTTGATAACAACCCTGCATCTGTCGCATCTGGTTTAGTTGATGGTCAATTATATTTTGTAGATCCACAACCCGAAACTGGTAATACAAAAATCAGTAGAGTGGCATTATACTTATCAAGATCACAAATAGGTTCTGCAAGTACAGTTCAAATTGGTGCAGGATCTTCTGCATTGGATAAACACGTATTTACTTTACAAAGACATAGTGGTAAAAATTTATCATCTAATAAGATATTAAGAAAATACCCATTATCACAAAATTTACAAGTTACCTCAAACAAAGATGATGTAGTGGATGATATTGGAATTTTGAAGAATGGTGTTGAAATTAGATCACCAATATCAAACGATAGAATATTTTTTGGTCCAATTGAATCAATTGATTTAGCGAATGGAGGAAGTGATTATGATATTATAAATCCACCCACTGTTGAAGTGGAATCCAGTACAGGAACAACCGCATTGATTGAACCAATTTTATCAGGTTCAGTCGAAAATGTTTTTGTTGATCCTCAAGATTTTGATATTGAAACTGTAAAAAGTATTTCATTAACTGGGGGAAATGGTTCAGGATGTGAATTGCAGGCATTAACAGGTGCTAGATTTAGATCAATCGAATTTGATGCAAGACCTAATTCTTTTGGTGGAGGTTTAGATATTGAAGAAGAAACCATTACATTTAAAGGTAAACATAATTTAGAGACTGGTCAAAAAGTAACTTATAAAAATAATGGTTATAATTCTTTGGGCATTTCAACTATATTTGGTATTCAAAATCCTCAACAAATTGATGGAACACTTGCAGATGGAGATTCATATTTTGTCAGAGTTATAAACTCATCTACAATTAGAATTTTTAACACAGAGAGTGATGCAAAATTTAATACAGGTGGTGCAGTAGGTGTTAATACAATCGGTATTGCAACAGATTTTAATGCAAATGGTATCCATGAATTTAGAACAGCGTCAAAGAATACCATTCTTGGCGTAAAGGTTATAAATTCTGGTTCTGGTTATCAACATCGTAAATTAAGAGTATCACAATCTGGTATATCAACATCATATGATAAAATCATATTTGATGATCATGGATTTGAACATGGAGATATTGTTGAGTACACACCAACAGTTGGAGCAATCCAAGGTTTATCAACCACATCATCATACTATGTTATAAAAGTAGATGATAATTCATTTAGATTATCTGATGCTGGTATAGGAGCAACAGATAAATCTAACTTTGATAGAGGCAAATTTGTAGATTTAGAATCAACTGGTACAGGTTATCAAACGTTTACATATCCAGAGATAAAAGTTAATGTAGAAGTTGTATATGGGAGCACCGTAACTGGTAGTTTTAATTTTACACCTGTGGTAATTGGATCATTAACAGGTGGATATCTTTATGAAAAAGGGACAAATTACGGTTCAAATATACTAAATCACGAAAATATTCCAGATATAAAATTAAAAACAGGTAAAAATGCAGGTATTAAAGCAAGCATCAGTAATGGTAAAATAAAAAGTGTAGTAGTTACCAATAAAGGAAAAGAATATAGTTCTCCACCTAAAATAGTTGTAAGTGATACATCTGGAACGGGTGCAATTTTAAGACCTGTAATTGAAAATAAACAATTAGTTGACGTAATTGTTATAAATTCTGGTATTGGTTATGATCCAAATACGATTCAAATAACAGTCGAATCTAGAGGTAAAAATGGATTATATGTTCCAAGATTAAGAAATTTAACTTTAAATGATCAATTTAGATTTGGAAGTGAAACTTTTACTGAAAAACCTACAAACTTAACTTATAGCATATTATCATATTCACAGAAAATTGCTGAAGATTTTGAAAAAGATACATTTACCACTAATAATTCTGGAGAATTTGTAACACAGACAAAACACTCTCCTATCATTGGTTGGGCAAATGATGGAAATCCAATATATGGACCATTTGGATATAGTGATCCTGAAAATATAAATTCACCAATTAAAATATTAACACCATCATATTCAAAAGATATCAGCGAAGTATTTAATAGACCATCTGGGTTTGAAGAAGGATTCTTTAATGAAGATTATATTCTTAATAATACGGGTGATTTAGACTTACATAATGGTCGTTTCGGTAAAACACCAGAGTTTCCAAATGGCATATATGCATATTTTGCAACTGTAGAGAAAGACGCTAATGGTAAGTTATCAGGTACATATCCTTATTTCATAGGTAAAACATATAGATTACCATTAATACAGAATAATCAAAAACTTACACAAGATTTTGATTTTAATAATTCAAACCTATTAAGAAATACTTTTCCCTATAACGTTGGTGAAAAATTTGCTGATAATGATTTTATTATTGAATCAAATGAAATTATTAGACAATCCATTAAAGTTGAAACTGTAGAGAAAGGTGGCATTGAAAATTTAATAATTCTTGATGGTGGTAGTAATTATAAAATAGGAGATAAAGTTGTATTTGATGAAACTGATACTGGTGGATCAGGTTTTTCTGCAGAGGTTAATCAAATAGTTGGACTTGGTGTTTCAACAATTGAAACAGAACTTGAATCTTTTGAATCTGTTGTTTTCACAAGAAAAAATGATTCAACAATACAGGCAAGATTACTTCCTTCAATTGAATTAACTAATTTAAGTGCTGTACAAATTTCTGGTTTAAGCACATCAATTAAAAATTTAACAAATACATTCAATATAGGTGTAAGAACAGAAACTGTTGGTTTAGCAAAATCAATGGTAGAAAAACAATCTGGTGTAGCAAGAGTTCAAGATATTTTTGTTAATAAAATTCCAAATGGTTTATCAGTAGGTGGAAGTATTAAAGTAGGTTCTGGAAATGTTTCTTCAGTTGAATTTTTAGAGGTATTGAATATTTTCCCTACAGAAAGAGTTATAAGAGTATTAAGGAGTAAAGGTGATTTAGGAGCAGTTGCTATTGCACATACATTTGGAAGTAATGTTGATAGTTTAAACAATAAATTTGAATTTTCTGTAAAAACTGATGAATTTGAATCGAAAGATCAAGATATAGTTTATTTTAACCCAGTTCATTCAATAGCAGTTGGAACAAGTGGAATTGGATCTGCTGTCACAGTTAATGTTGGTGAAACTTCCACTCTAGTACAGATTCCAGAAAGGCAGATTTATTTGCCAAATCATCCATTCATTACTGGTCAAAAAGTAACATTAAATGTTCCAAATGTCACTAATAATAAAATATTAGTTTCACCCACCACTAATAACTCAGATTCATTTAATATTCCATTTGGTAATCAAGCAGAAACATCCATTGATTTATTTGTAATTAAAAAAGGTGAAAATTATATTGGATTATCTACAGTTGGAATAGGATCAACAAGTCAGGGTTTATATTTTAGATCAAATGCATCAAACTCTGGTCCAATATCTGGATTTGCTGGTATAAGTTCATTTTTCTATAATTTAACATCTAATTTTACACAACTTACTGGTGATGTTGATAAGATTACATCAACTGTGACTACTAACGTATCAGCAGCTAACACCACAACTCACGGATTAAAAAATGGTGATCAAGTAAAAATAAATGTAATTCCAAATTTATCTGTTGGTATTGGAACAACCGTACCTGTTGTTGTTGATTATAACGCAGAATTTGAAAAATTACTAATAAATCCTCTCACATTTAATGCCACTGATGTAGAGGCAAATCGTATTGACATAGAAGATCATGGATTTATTACAGGTGATAAAGTTTTCTATGAGGGATCAGCAACAGGATTATCAACTGGTTCTTATTATGTTAATAAAGTTAGTGATAGATATTTTCAACTTGCTGAAACTTTAAATGATTTAAGTAGTGATCCTGTTAGAACAGTTCCAATTACAGCAAATACTGGAGGTAGTGGTCAAAAAATATCACCAATTAATCCAAAAATCAATTCAATAAAAAATTCAAAATTAACTTTTAATTTATCATCATCAAATTTATCTGGTTATAATTTTAAAATATTTTATGATAAAAATTTACAGAATGAATTTAAAAGTTCTACAGATTCAACTTCATTCAATGTATCATCAATAGGTAATGCTGGCAGTGCAGGAGCTGCTCTGACAGTTTCATATTCACCTACAACACCTAGTATATTATATTATGGTGTAGAAAAAGGTAAATTTATTAGTACATCAGATACCGATGTAGTAAATTGTGCACAAATTGTCTTTATTGATAGTTTATTTAATGGTGAGTATAATATTTTTGATACTACAGATGAAACGTTTAAGTTTTCACCTAGACTTCCAGAATTTTTAAATTATGATGTAGCAGACTGTGAGGTATTGGAATATTCTACAAATTCAAAAAACACCACTGGAGCGATAAAAGACCTTAAAATAAATTCTCAGGGATTTAATTATAAAAAATTACCAACATTCAAATCAGTATCATCAGTAGATGGTATAAACGCTAATATTGTCCCAGATTCTAAATCCATTGGTAAAATAAAGAAATTTAGAATTAATAATATTGGTTATGAGTATTCATCTGATAAAACTTTACAACCAGAAGGATTTACTTCTCCAATTGTTGATATTGATAATTTAGATGTCATAGACTCCGTAAAAATATTATCAGGAGGATCAAATTATACTTCTGCTCCTAATTTAGTTGTATTCAATCCTATTTCTAATACTGTGGTTGATAATGTATCAATGATAGCAACAGTTCCAAATCAATCTGTAACTGAAGTAGAAGTTGTGGCACCAATAAATGGGTTAGATTCTGTTGAGCATATAATCGTACCAATTAATAACTCAAATGGAATCGGTATTAATTCAATTCAATCTAATCAAGATGGATTAAGTGGAATCGTAACCTGTTTTCTTGAGACACCGTTTAATGGTTTCCCAGATCCTCAACCATTTGCAATTGGAGACGAAATATTTGTTGAAGGTATTCAAAGAATAAATGAAGTTGGAATTGGTACACAACAAGGTATTTCAACATCCACTACGGTAGAGGGAGAAGGATATAATTCAACTGATCATAATTTTAATTATTTTGAAGTTACAAAATATATTGGAGGAACAAGGGCAAGATTAGAATTTAATTTAACGGGTGTTACTACAAATCCAGGTTTTGCAAAAACTTTCCAATCTGGATATGCAACAATAGTGAATAAAAATGTTTTACCTCAAATTGTACCAGTTCAAACTAGAGGTCAATTCTTAATAAATGAAGAATTAACTGTAAATGGTAGTGAAACTGATCTTTTAATAGTAACTGAAATAAGAGATGATTATATCAAAGTTGATGGTTTATTTGTTCTTAGAGAAGGGGATAGAATTGTAGGTAAAACCACTAATGTATCAGCTGAGATAGTAAGTGCAAACTATAAAAAATCTTTATTCAAAATAGATTATTCATCTCGACAAGATTATGGATGGTTAGATGATATTGGTAAATTAAATCTTGATACTCAAGTGATACCTGATAATGATTATTATCAAAATTTATCTTATAGTGTAAGAAGTCCAATAGTGTGGGATAAATTTATTAATACAGTTAATAGTTTAGTGCATCCTGCTGGAATGAAAAATTTTGCTGATACTACTATTCAGCGAAATACACCTTCTGGTATACAAACTGCTAGTTCGTCTTCAGCAGTAGTTATTGATCTATTAAATGATCCATTAAGAGTAGATGCTATTAACAATTTTGATTTTGTAACTGATTTTGATAGAATTGGAAATAAATCAAATAATTTAATATTAAAAACAAAACAATTAACAGATTTTAGTAAATGTATATCTAATAGAGTTTTAATTCATGATGATATAAGTGATCAATTTTCAAGTGTAGGATTTTCAGCGAATAGTTCTATTATTGAAGAAATATCTAATTTATATCAATCTTATATTATTCAAATTGTTGATCCTGATACTTTTGACACTCAATTAAGCGAATTAATTGTTTATACATCTGAGGATGATATATTCTTAGTTGAAAAATCATCAGATACTAGTGGTATTGGTTTGAATAATACCAATACAAATTTAAAATTAGGGAATTTTGATACAGAGAAGACAGATACAGGTGTAAGAAATCTATTATTCAATCCTGTTGAAAAATTTACAAGAGATCATAATATAAAAATATTAAAAACTAATTATGATACCAATTCAGTAGGTATTGGAACAAATTCTGTTGGAAACGTAAGTTTGACAGGTTTAGGTAAGGAGGTAGCAGCTTCAACAACTGAAACTATCATTGAATATCCAAAAACTGACTTTAATGGATTTTATGCAAAAATATTCACACAAGATTTAGTTACTAAAGAAATTAATTATAATGAAATTGTTTTAAATTTTGATGGAACAAATGTTGTCACATCTGAGATATTTACTGATAAACAAGATGGACTATCCTCAAATTCAGTAGGAATATTAACAAGTAAGTTTGAAAATAATCTTATTAAACTTCAATTAATTAATGATACATCTAATAATATTAAAGTAAACGGTGATGTGGTTGGATTAGGTACAACCACAACTAGCACAGGTACTTTTAGATACTTAGTCTCTGGTCAAATTGCAGGTTTTGAAAATAGTCTTAGACTTGAATCTTCATACTCTACAGCAACAAGTTCACCAATAACTTATAGTACGATTGATAAAACAAAAGATAGCACTGTAAAAACTCTTGTTAGAGTATCTTGTGGTCAAACCTCTGCGATACATCAAGTGGTTACTATACGTGATGCTGATGATGTATTAACTGTTCAATACCCGTTTGTATCCATAGGTTCAACAAATGGACTTGGATCATTTGATGGTGTAATTAATGGTTCAAATATTAACTTAAGATTTACTCCAGACTCAAATATTCAATCATTAGTTGAAGTACAAGCATTTAATCAAATATTTAATACTAACAGTGATTTTGATAATACACCACCAAAATTAAGTTATGGTACTAATGAATTAGATTTATTCTTAACAACTTATGATGGACTAGAAGGAAAACGTGCTAATAAAACTAAATTTGAGTTAACTCATGAAGGAACTCCAATTTATTCTAAAACCTTTAATCCTGATGGAGTAGGATTAGAAAAATCGACTGGTGTATTTACTATTAACAATCATTTCTTTAATACAAATGAAGAGTTAATTTACACACCAGATACAACATTTGCAGGAGTTGCTGCGACTGCGGTATCTATTGGTCAAACAACACTACCCACAGGTATTACTACAGATATTTTACCATCTACTGTATTTGTAAAATTACAAAATGAAAATGAGTTTCAACTTTTCCCAAGAAGAGAAGATGTAACTTCTGGTGTTGCAATTACATTTACAGGAATCGGTGCTGGTAATGCCCATAGATTATCAATGACAAAATCATTGTCAAAAACAATAATAGGATTAGATGGTATTGTACAGCAACCAATTAATTTTACATCTATCTCACATAACTTAGATGGTGCTATAAGCGACACACAAACACAATTTGCATTGAGTGGTATCAGTTCTATTTTAACAAGTGATTTACTAAAAATAGATGATGAATATTTAAAAATTCAAGAGGTTGGATTTACAAGCACAGCAGATGGTTCAGGTCAAATTGACAGTTCACTTAATATATCACTAGGTATATCAACAATCCCAACAGTTAAAGTTGAAAGAGGTGTATTAGGTATTTCAGCATCATCACACGCAGATAATTCATTAGTTAGAATTCATAGAGGTTCATTTAATATAGTTGATAGTTTTGTTCATTTTATTGAACCACCAAAAGGAAATACTCGTTCAAGAAAGACAAATACAGAATTACCATTTGTTAAAGCAAAATTTAGTGGTAGAACGTTTACAAGACAAAATTATACAACAAACATGTTATTTGATGATATATCAGATGATTTTACAGGTCTTCGTAAAGATTATAAACTAACTGTTGGAGGTGCAAATACATCATCTGGTATTCAAGTTGGTAATGGTATTGTTTTTATAAATGGTGTATTCCAAACTCCATTCACAACAAATAATGAAGGTCATAATTATTTGATTGAAGCTGATACAACTGCAGGTATTTCTACAATATCATTTACTGGAATCACCTCAACAAATGGTCAACCAATTGTATCAGAATCTGATATTAATCAAAATCAAATACCAAGAGGTGGATTGATTGTCTCTCTTGGATCGACAACAGGATTAGGTTATGCACCTCTAGTTGGAGCGAAAGTAAAACCATTTACTAATTCAAGTGGAACTATTACAAGCGTTGTAGGGGTAGGTACATCATCAGGAGTTCCTTTAGGTATTCAAACAGCTGCATACGACCATATCACAGGTATTATTACTGTTACAACTGATATTGTTCACGGATTCTCATTAAACAGACCAAATACTGTTAAATTGGAAAGATTAGAATTTAGTTGTGCAAATCAACATGCTGGTGTAACAACAACATTCTTCCAAGATCATGATAGAGCATTATTCTTAGTTGGAATTGTATCAGAGAGAACTATTGAAGTGCAAGCAGGACCAAGTACGATACCACATATCTATCAGGGTGGTGGAGATGTATTTGAATTCTTTGAGGATTTGACATTTGGTTCAGGATATCGTGGAAACATGCCAGTTCCAATCGAAGTGGTTGATATTAATTTCTTACATAAATTTGTAAGTTCATCAAATAATTCAATCAGTGTTCAAGGTAGCAGTTCAACATTTACACCAACAGATGCAATATATGACTCAGCAACTGGTAATTTAACTCTTAGTATTGCAGGACACGGTTTAACTACAAGTAATAAGATAAAAATTGCAACAAATTCATTAGTATTCACTTGTGATAAAGATGGTCATTTTAGTAATCATCCTTATCCTCGTTCAACTGATCCTGCAAATAATGTATTCTTGACGATTACAGCAGTCACAACTGATACAATCACAGTAAATGTAGGTGCTGGTGGTGGAGGTGGAACTGGTGCTGATATTACTGCATCACAAGGTCCTGGTGGTGTTCTATCCTTTACTATTAATTCAGGTGGAAGTGGATATATCAACCCACAAATTAATGTTCCAGAACCTAATTTAGAAAATCTTACAGTTGAAGGTGTTTCTAGATTAGGAATAGGAACAACAACAGATACAGGTTCTCAATTATTGCTTGATGTTGAGGTTAGTGCAGCATCAACATCAGTCGGTATCGGATCAACTTTATTTGAAATTAAAAACTTTAAGGTAGCAAGATCTGGTCATTCATTTAAAAAAGGTGATAAGTTTAGACCAGTTGGTTTAGTTACTGCTCTTGGATTCTCAGAACCTGTACAAGAATTCGAGTTAGAAGTCCTTGAGATAATAAATGATAAGTTTTCATCTTGGCAATTTGGTGAAATTGATTTCATTGATAGTATTGGTATTTTACAAGATGGATTGAGAACAAGATTTCCTATATTTTTCAATGGTGAATTATTAAGTTTTGAGAAAGATCCTAGAGACAGTGTATCACAGCAGATTGATTTAGACGCTGTATTGCTTATATTTGTAAATGGTGTTCTTCAAACACCAAAAGAGGCATATCAATTTGAGGGGGGATCAACATTTACATTCTTAGAAGCACCTGATGCTGGCGATAAAGTTGATATATTCTTCTATAAAGGAGAAGATGGTGTAGATATAAAAATTGCAGATATAAAAGAAACAGTGAAAATTGGTGATACACTATTTGTTTCTAAGAACGATCAATTATCAGGAATAACAACCACACAATCAAGAGATAGAATTGTTAAAGATCTCTTAAACACTGATAGAGTTGAGACTGATATCTATGTTGGTAGAGGAATTGATGAAAAAAATGAAAAACCAATTAAATGGATTAAACAAAAAACTGACCTTAAATTGAATGGTGTTATTGTTGATAAAACAAGACCAATTATAGAACCTCAAATTTATCCTACAGCAAAAATTATTGGTGATCTCTCTGTAACATCTGGACCTGGTGTGAGCATAGGAGATGGAATATTTGTCGATGATGCAACTTCATTCTTCTATGAAGATCCTGTAAAAGGTGGTGCTGGATACTCATCTGGAGGAAGTAATTTCCAAGTTGATAGTGTTGACGCATTAATTACATCAGGTGATATAAATGAGGGTGCAACTGTAACTGCGACAATATCGTCTGGGTCTTTGAGTGGATTTACGATAACAAATCCTGGATCTGGATATGCTGATGGTACATTTAATCTAAACATAACTGAACCATTAGGTGCTGGTACAACAGATATAAATGTAGGTGCAAGCACAGCAACTGCAACAGCAACATTTAGTGGAGGTTCACTTGTAAGTACAAACATAACAGATGCAGGATCTGGATTTATCAATCCACCTAGAGCAATACTTCCACTACCACCATTTAAAACAGAGAAAATTACTGGTATTACACAAGTAGAAGGATTTGTTGGTATTATTACAGGTATTAAGAATGTAAGCAGAGGAGGATCAGGTAGAGCACTTAAATTCTTCTATCATTCTGTTCTCCGTAATGCTGATGGTCAATTAATTAATGTAGATGCATCTACTCTTAAAGCTGATTATCCAGTATTAATTACAGGAACAAGTGTTGGAAGTGGTGCAACATCTATTGTAAATACTAATGCTGATGTTGTAGGTATTGGTACTACATTTGTAGATAATATCTATATTGTTAAGTCTCCAAGTGATAATGGTAGTAATAAAGGACATTTTACAGCAAATATTCACACAAATAGTAATTCATCTATTTCAGGTATTGACACCACAGGATTCTATGAGGGTGCAACAGGAATTGCAACTGCTCTTGGATTTATAACTTGGGGTAGATTGTATGGTGATTCAAGTAGTTTCAAGAGATCAAGTAATCCTATTTCGATTGATGTAAAGGGTAAAACACTTAGTGATTTTAGTATATCTGGATTATCTACATTCCCTACAATACAACGTAAGAGTTACGATAATCTAGGTGAAAGGGGTCATAGAGGTAGTGGTTCAATCAGGGCAGATATAACTTGATAGATAAACCACTATAAATAAAAAGAAAAAGTTTAGATACAATGCCAGCGATTGTTACTGATCAATTTAGAATATTAAATGCAAATAATTTTGTAGAATCAGTAGAAAATACAAATAACTCATATTATGTGTTTGTTGGATTACCAAATCCACAAGGACCACCAGATGAAACTCTTGTTGGTTATGGAAGATCATCTGATTGGGATGAAAGAACTCCTGCACCAGAGGATAGTTTTTCATATCGTGCTCATAGTCAAGATACAATGATGTATGGCAAAAAAATATCTTCTGGAAATGTTCGTAGATTAATTAGGAGAATTGATTGGGTTGAAGGAAGTAGATATGAAATTTACAGAGATGATTATAGTGCTAATAATCAGAGTCCTATAACATTATCAAGTCGTCTATATGATGCAAATTATTATGTGCTAAACTCTGATTTTAAAGTGTACGTGTGCATTGATAATGGATCTTCTGGTAATAATGTTTTAGGAAATGTCTCTCAAGATGAACCAACATTTACAGATCTAGAACCATCAAAAGCAGGTAATAGTGGTGATGGTTACATATGGAAATATCTATTCACTGTATCACCAAGTGACATTATTAAATTTGATGCGACAGAATTTATAACCGTTCCAAACAACTGGTCTACATCCTCTGATGCACAGATTATTAATGTTAGAGAAAATGGTGATTCAAGTGTTAATTTGAATCAAATCAAACATGTTTATATTGAAAAAGAAGGTGCAAACTATACAAATGGTTTAGGTCAAGAGTGTGATATTATTGGTGACGGAACAGGAGCGAAAGCAAGAGTTGATGTTATCGGGGGAAAAATTGTTGATGTAACTGTAAGTGCAGGTGGACAAGGTTATAGTTACGGAGTTGTTGACCTTGGAAATATTGATAACCCAACTGCACAAACATCAGCAGATAAGGCGAAGTTAATCCCAATTATTCCACCAGGTTTAGGTCATGGACATGACATTTACACTGAATTGGGAACTGATAAAGTTATATGTTATGCAAGATTTGATGATAGTACAAAAGATTTTCCTATTGACACTAGTTTTTCTCAAGTTGGTATAGTAAAAAATCCAACTAAAATTGGAACATCAATTACATATACAGAAAGCACCTTTTCCTCATTAAAAGCATTAAAGTTTGAATCTGTGACTGGAACTCCAGTTGTTGGTGAGATAATTAATCAAGTATTAACCATTTCACCAAATGTGGGAAATGTGGCAGAAGCTTATGTTGCATCTTTTGATATAGAAACAAAAGTTTTGAAATACTTTAATGACCGAACATTAAATTTCAATCGAACAACTTTTGATCAAACAGATCATATTGGAATTTCTACACAGGGTAGAATTTATAGTTTTGAAACTGGAACAGGAATTAATGCTGTAAAAGGTCAAAAATCTAATTTCTCAGGTTCAATAGAAACTGGGTATACTGGGTTTAGCACTAATCCAGATGGAAATAAATTAATTAATTTAGGTGTTAATTTTAACTCAGGGTTATCTGATAGTGAGATAAATAAAGGGTCAGGTGAAATTATCTACTTAGATAATCGACCAGAGATTAGTCGAAATACTCGACAAAAAGAGGACATTAAAATTATACTAGAGTTCTAAAATGCCACAAAAGACAAATTTAAATATAAGTCCTTATTTTGATGACTTTGATAAGGCAAAAAACTTTTATAAAGTTTTATTCAAACCAGGTAGTCCTGTTCAAGCTAGAGAACTTTCTGGGTTGCAATCAATATTACAAAATCAAGTCGAATCATTTGGAAAACATATTTTCAAAGAAGGTTCAATGGTCATACCTGGTGGCATAGAGTATGATACATCTTACTTTTCTTTAAAGATTAATTCTACACATCTAGGGATTGATGTCTCTGTTTATCTTGATGAATTAATATCAAATAATAACGGTGCTGGCACAAGAGTAATTGGACAAAATTCTGGAATCGTTGCGACTATAAAAAATTATATTTTACCTCCTACTGAGGGTATAAGTGAACCTACTGTTTTTGTAAAATATAATGAATCTGGAGATGATGGTGAGAGTGTAGGATTTCCTGATGGTGAAATTTTAATCTTACAGGAAAATTTAACTTATGGTAATACAACTATAAATGAAAATGAATCTATTTTGACTGCATCTTTAACAAATGCTGCAGCAACTGGATCTTCATTTGGTGTAAGTGAAGGTGTTTATTTCATTCGTGGAACATTTGTAGATGTACCAACCTCTCTAATAATTCTAGATCCATATAATAATACCCCATCATTTAGAGTTGGATTTGATATTGTTGAAGAAATTATTAACGCAAACGAAGATTCATCTTTGTATGATAATGCCAAGGGATTTACTAACTTTGCTGCACCTGGAGCTGATAGATTCAAAATAAGTGTAAGATTAGCAAAAAAAGATCTTACTGATAAAAATGATACTAATTTTGTAGAATTATTCAGAGTTGATGATGGAGCAACGAAAAAATTACAAGATACAACTGTATACTCTGAGATTAAAAAATATTTTGCATCAAGAACATTTGATGAATCAGGAAATTACTCTGTTGAACCATTTTTAGTCAAAGTTCAAAATTCATTAAATGATGAAGTGGACTCTGAGGGCATCTATACAGAGGATACTTTAACTGATGAGGGAAATACACCATCAGAGGATTTACTATGCGTTAAAATGTCACCTGGTAAGGCATACGTGAGGGGATTTGATGTAAATCTACCAGGAGGTGTGGTATTAGATGCAAAGAAACCTAGAGATACTAAATCAGTAGATGTAGCATCTGTCCCACTCGCAATGGGTAGTAATTTAAGAGTCAATAATGTTCAGGGTACTCCATTCATAAACATTGGAGGTGGTAACACAAATGTGGTTGGGTTGTTTAGTAGAAGAAAAGATGGAACTAACGCAGCTCAAGGTGCTAAAGTAGGTCAGGCAAGAGTTTATAATTTTAATGTCTCAGATTCTTCATATACTGGAGCATCAACAGAGTACAATTTATATCTTTATGATATTCAAACCTACACGATATTAAAGGTAACTAATTTTAATTCAACTTTAGTCAAAGGAACAAGAATAAGAGGTTTATCAAGTGGTGCGATTGGTTATCTTGCAGAGAGTCCAGCAGCAACTGGTGTTGCAGAATATGCATTATCAGAGACAACAGGTACATTCTTAAAAAATGAGCAAATAATATATGATGAACAAACAACTGCTACTTTATCAAGTATATCATCTGTAATAAACTATAAAGTAAGTG